CCGTCAAGCTTCTCGCCTTGTGCGATACGCTTGTGTAGGGGTACGTTAATACCCTTTTGCTCTGCATCACTAGCCATGTTGACCTCCTAAGTGTCGTTGTGCTTCGTTTTGAAGCGAAATTGCAGTGTCATACTGCTCTTGCTGTAGCTTAGCGGCGTCCCTAGTGAGTTCCGCTGAAGCTATACGCTCTTTAGTCAGGTTGTCAGTGGAGTTGATTGCGACCTCAAGCTCCCTATCTGCCTGCGCTTTTTGTTGTTCGCCCATGATTTTGGACTGCTGTAGCTGTGTATCAGCCTGCAACTGCTGTCCTTTGAGTTGCATCTCTTGTTGATCACGCTGTGTACGGCGTTGTGTCTCAGCCATTGAGGTCTGGATGAGCGCCTGAGCGTCTGGTCCAAGCTGTGGCTTGGGTGCAAACTGCTGTTGCATCTGCATAAGGTGCTGAAAGTCAGGTATCAGCTTGGCAAATATCTGTGATTGCAGGTCTTCACCCACATGCTGAGACGCCAAACCGTAGATGTGGTCAATCTGCGCGGTGTATTTGGGGTCTTCGTACTGCTCAGCCTGGCGCTTATCGTCCTTGGTTGCGTACTTTTTCATCATCTCAAGGTACAAAAGCGTGATGTGCTGTCTCATATGCTCAATCATCGGACCAATTAACTGGGGACCAATGATCGGGTTCTGCCCAAGTAGCGGGTTCATCACAAAGTCAAAGTGACCTTGGATGTGTGCCAACTGATCCTGCTCAGGGTAAGCAAACGCACCTTGACCCAGTGCCATAGCAATGTTCTCTTCAGCCACGTTGTGCATGTGTGGCTCGGCTTCGTCAACCAGTATCTCGTTGATGCCTGCAACCTTCATCTGCTTTAAGAATCGCTCAAGCACAGCCTTCTGGTTGAACTGGTTTGGATACTTATCCATCAGCGCCATCACAGCCTGGCTCTGTGCCATCCTCTGGGTTTCAGAGAAGATGTGTGGGTCAGAGACGGGTACAACGTCCGTGTTGCGCTCAAAGTCTTCCTTGGTAATCTCCAAGTCTTTGACAACTTCCCCTTTACGCTGATCGTCCAAGTACCAACGGTTCAGTCTGCCAAGAATCTTGAGCACACGACCTTGTGAGTCATGGAGTCTGGCGTGGATCGCTGAGAATACCGCAGATCCCTGCTCAATAAGGGCTTGTGTGGTACCTACAGGCGCTTGCGCAGTCACGTCTGCTATCTTCTCCTCAGCCGTCGTTACAACGCCCTTGGCGGCGTTATCTAGCCATCCAAGTAGCTCAAATAGTACAGGGCTAGGAGGGTTAAAAGGCATAGGCATAGCAATTTGCCTAATGTCATTAATACCTGGTCCTGCTTCAATTTCGGCAACTTGGGTAACTTCAACCTGCTGAGACTGACCACTGACCTTAGCGCCTTTAAGCTTAAGCATAGTAGCGCTGTTGTTGATATGTGCAGTATCAAGCAAAGCACGTAAAGCGCCAGTAAGGGCGGCACTAAGACCGCCAATAAGATGAGGTAAGCCAACTGCATACGCGCCCCTCCAGGGAATAAACTTAAACTCCACAACCCAGTCTAGCTTGGTCATGGTTTCATCCCCGTGTTCCCAGTTACGGTACAAACCAACAACCTCGTGATCCAGTGAGTCAATCATCAGGATGTACGGCGCCATCTCGCCCTTGGTGTACTTATCCTCCTCAAGCTCAAGCCATACGTAGGAATGGTAGAAGCGCCTGACACCGTCCTCATTGTCCTGCCACTTCTTACCTTCAACCTTGTCGTTCGCCTTCTGTGGTCCCGTTGGCTCAGGCTCCATCGTGGCACGTATCATCCCAATGTCGCGGTACATCCCCGACTTGATACGCATCTTGACTTCCCACTCGGTAATCTCGTGAACCTCGGTCGCACGTTGAGCAGTGTAGAAGTTGGACGCGGCAAACGGTACGATAACTCGATCAATCGGCAAGAACTCCACGCAGGGGCGCTTCTTGTGCTCGTCGTACCACAGCTTTAGGTATTGGGAGCCGCCAAGAGGAAGTTGGGTCAGCAACTGCTCTTGTTCGTCGCGGAACTCCTCAATCTGCTCGGTGAGTTGCCAGTTCATGTAATCCCGCTTACGCTCAGCGCGTTCGGTCTTCTCGTCGTCAATGTCACCTAAAATCTTTGTCCTGACGGGTCCATCAGGTGGGAACATCTCTTTAATCGCCCTGGACGCAAAGTCTACGCAGGACTCAGCCATCACAGGGTGAACCACCTTAGACGCTCCAAAGAACGTCGCACCACCTGGGCTGTCGTTACCCATGCCAGTACGCTTGATACCGTCCTCGTACTGCTTATCCCGCATCTTACGGGCTTCTTTGTCCTTCTCAATCAGGTTGATGTACTCAAGCGCTAAGCCTTTGACATCAAACTCTTCAGCCAGGTTGGCGTAGAACTTCTTATCGTCAGCAGGACCTTTTAAGTCTGGGTCGTGGACAATCACGGAGCCGTCTGGCAGTTCCTCAAGCTCCATTTCCTCTGGTGGCATCTCAAAATCGACTGAGCCATCTTCGTTCTCAATCATTTGCATACCATCAATGTGACGGTTGTAGTCCTGCTCAATGGGCATCTGTGTTGCCATATTTATCCTCTAGTCTTTAGTTCATGACGCATCATATCCAAATCATCTGATACATGTACGTTGTGCTTCACTTTGCCTCCTGTAGCCATACCATTAGCCCAAGTCCTTTGCTGTCTTCCATGATGACCTTGAACATATTGCGTCTTGCTTAAGTCAGAAGCCTCGTTTGGATTTAGCTCAGGCGAGTAGGTAGCCAAAGCCGCTCCAGTTGGCATAAATGTATTTACAACCGATCCTATTGCGTCGCCGTATTTGCCTTCCTTAGCCGCTTGAACGCCTTCACCAAGGTAAGGTATATCAGTCATTCTGCTAATGTTGTTTGGCGTAGCTAAAGACTTTACAACGCCGCCCACATCGTAGTTTGGCATAAACTCCAATGGATCAAGCGTCACCTGCCCGTTGGCAAGCTTCAATGATGGGTTGAGGAATCCTGGTTGCTCAACTTGTCCACCGTCAGCGTAAGCAGGCAGGCTGTCTGTCGCCACGCTTTGCTTCATCTCTGGCGTAAACTCCATGTAGTGCAAGGGAGTGGAGTTAAGTTCTTTGGCTTTTAGATTTGCTTCTTCTAGTGTTGGATGATTTGATACTAATTCATTATTTTCACCTTCTTGAAATACACCAAAACCATTATCATGCATTTGTGAATAATACTTAGCTTCTTTTCGAACTGGCAACTCATTCAGCTTCATCTCAGCGCCGTATGGTTTGCCTATGTCATTGAAGACATTTGGTAGGCGCTTGTCATAAGCCTCCTTCATGCCCTCACCTAAATACAAATCTTCACCTGTCAGTGACCGCAATGTTCCTTGCTGTGGCTGATCTAATAGCTTCTTAGCTGTCTTCTTACCAACATATTGATTTAAATTTTCTGGTGTAACACCAGTTTGTTTTATGACCGTATTTCCATCGTGATCATAGCCAACCAAATCACTACCAGATAAATGAAGTTCGTTTATGTATTTGCCAAGGTTATATCTATCCGCTTGCGTTTCACCATTAGTCAATGCTATGCCGTCATATCCGTTGTCAATTGCGTGCTTGACTAGGTCTTTGCCCACCATCTCTTCCCAGTTCTTTTTGAATGGGGCATCGGGTACACCTTGAGGTCTTGGCAATCTACCCATGTTTCCCTTCATGGCATTCTCTGCGCCTTCAGCAGTCATGAAGCCACTCATTTGCTCTCCATCAACATATGGATGAAAAGTTTGACCATTTTGATCTTTTACCCTATACACACCATGTTGATCTGCTTCAATCGTATATGGTTTTTTGTTAGGGTCAATGTATCCCTCATCCCTACCACGTTGGTGCCAATCAGATTGGATCTCCTCAACGTGTAGGATTTTCTTTCCTTCAGGTGTTCTGCGGTCAACTGTTCGAGCACTGGCTAATACATTAGGCTCAGCACCAAAATGCTCTTTCTTAGCCACAAAAGGCTCTTGTCCTTCTGGTTCATGCTTGTACAAATGTTCCTGATAATTCTCACCGCCAGGTAGCTTGTAGTCCTCATGGTGTACGTTTGAGCTTTCGTCTTGTAGTCTTTGAATATGCTCCTCAGCATCAGCCAAGGTATCAAACGGGTATCTGGTTACCGACTCGTGGTTGGCATCCATGACGTAGTGCTTATCGCCTATGCCCTCATCGTCTTGAGGCATGGTGTAGTACTGTTCCGTGTCAGGATGCTTACCCAGTATCTTCTTAGTGATCTGTGGCTTAGGGCGCTTATCAAGCTCAGCCTGGAACTGCTCCTTGGTCATCTTGGGCAAGTCATTGATCTCGTGCAAGTTTCTGTCAGCCAACTCAGCCTTCTTAACGCCAGGCTTCTTGGTAAGCTCGGTCATGAACTCCTTACCCGTGCCCTTAGCTCTCTGCAACTCAGACGCCGCTTTGTTAACTCCTGAGTAAAGCTTAGTTGTGCCTGCCATTGCGCCGAGGTGGGCTGGGTTGAACGCCATAGCCATCTCTTCAGCGGATGGTGGCTTGATGTCAGCGAAGTATGCTTTGGGGTCTGTGACCAGTTGCTTGGCACCGTGGTAGATCTTGGACGGCATACCCATCAGCGCCTCAGTATTCTCTTTGGCGGCTTGGATAGGAGCAAAAGGTGCAGATGGTTGGTTAGCCATGAAGCGGAGCCAGTCCGACCCGCTAAATGATGAGTTGTCAGCCATAGGTGTGCCTCATGGTAGATATTGCCCTCAAGTGTACCCTTGCTACAGTGTCTGAAGCAATGTGCATAGCTCACCCAGTGTCAGGTCAACGTGCTCTGGTTTGATCAGCGATTCAGGTATCTTCTTACCTATCTTGTCCTCCACATCAAACAGCAACTCCACAAACCCAAGCGAGTCCAGTCCAAGCTCAGACACTCTGGATTCCTCAGCAACCAAAATGGGATCAACCTGGTAATTGTTGATCAGCAGGTCTTTGATGATGTCAAACATGATTGTCCTTTGGTTGGGGTGGCTCACATAAAGCAGTGGTCGTCTGTACAAATCTCAGCACGGCGCTAACCCGTACTACCACCCCGTGTGGATCATACAACATGATGTAACCATCCTTTCAGGTGAAGTACGCGCGGAGGTATTCCTCGGTATCCCTTGCAACTCTCAATGGTCTTGGCAACAAAGTCGTCCAACTCTCCCTCCCACTTGTCGCCGAGCCATCTGTCCAACAGGTAGATCTGTCCCTTGGTCAAACCCTTCTCATCCTTCACTGATTCAATCCAAGCAGGTGTAACTATCATACGGCGTAGGGATTCACCCTCGGTTGTGGGTTGGCGTCGATGTAGTCCTCTTCGTCATAGTCTTCCCTTGGTGCGGGGTCAATGTTCAGGAAGCCTGCATCCCTCAGCCACCTCAGTGCCTGCGTCATGGCGTCCACATAGTCGTCATGGGTCGCATCAGGGAACGCACAGATCTGGCTTATTGCTCCCTCTGCCCAGTCCCTCACATACCCTTTGTTCATGCTTGACTCTGGCACCCAGACTCTGCCTGCGCGTATGATATTGGCGACAATTGATAACCGCTGAACCTTGTCAGCCCGTCCTGGGTTGTAGCTTTGAACTGGTAACTGTGCCCTTTGCAAGTCCTGGATCAAGCTAATGCCTGCGGCTTTGTCCTCCACCAGAATCATCTCTACCCGCTTCTTATCCTTGCCCTCGCCGTACACCGTCTCAAACTCGTCCATCACCTTGGGCTTGAGGTCAGGGTATTGCAGGCGATCTTGCCAGGCGTCCAACACGAGCACCGACATCGGACCATCCATCGGTTTGAATACACCGAAAGTGATACACGCTGTTGGATCGTTGTGCGCCTTCTCGGTAAACGCACAGTCGTAGCTCTGAAGGATGAACTCAAACTTGGGCAGGGGCATTGGCTCACCCTGCGAGTTGTAGGCAGGGTAAAGCTTGAACCACTTGCGCTTAACAATACCCGTCAACTCAGGGTCAAGTATCTCAGCCAACACCTCCTGACGGTACAGCGCCGACTCGGGGTCGTACTGCTCAATCTGCTTGCGGAAGTTTGCAGATAGGTTGTCAATGTTGGCGTAGGTGGATGCGGTCGTCAGAGCCACGTCCTGCCCGTTCCTACCTACCAGGTCAACGATTAGATCTTTGGGCTTAGGCGTGGTCGTACAGATAAGCTGGGTCTTGTCACCCAGTCGGATGGAGAAGCTCAGCAGATCCCAAGCTTCCTGGAGGTAATCCCACGCCGCCAACTCATCGAGCCATCCACCGTGGAACTGCGGTCCCCTGAAGCGCTCAGGTTCCGATGCAGGGATGCCCTTGATGATTGAGCCGTTAATCAGGGTAATCTCGTTGTCGTCCTTTAGGTGCTTCTTAATGAGAACCTGGGGCATCACGTTGATTAGTCCTGAGTCACCCATAAAGCACACGTCTTTGAGGTCAGAGTGCGTTGGGGCGCCGACCAACCACCGAGACTTAGGCTTAGTCCATGCCTGCCACCACAGCCACTCTGCCGCCAGTCTGGTCTTACCCGCTCCCCGTCCACCGAGCACCAGGGCGATTGACCAGTCCCAACTTGCAGGCACCTGGTGAGCGTGGGCTATTGACAGCCATTTGATCCTCGCGGCGTAAGCGAGTTGTTCCTCTGGGGGTAGTACAGCAAAGTGAGCCTTGACCTCTGGTGAGGTGAGTATCTCAATGACCTCATCAAACTCCTGCGTTTGCATTCTGCTTCTTGAGTTGGAGGTGCTGAACAATGGTGTCCATAGCGTCCTTAGCCGTCAGTACGACCTCAGATTGCAAGGGATTGTCCTTGTCGCCTGCAATGACCGTCCTATCCCCATACTTCTTGGGGTTCCATTTAGCCAGTAGCTTCAGCTTGATCTCAGCCCTCATCTTGACCAGTTGGACGTACCCCGAATCAATCCTTCCACCGCCCTCAGACAGTATCCTTTCAGGCTCTTGGTTGATTTCTTTGAGGATGTCTTCCGCTATAGCATCAGCACCCTGGTCACGTGCGTGTGCGATGGATCCCGAAAGCTCTGGATCTTTATGCATCCATTCATAGATCTTCTGCCACGCAGGCATGTGATCGTCTCTACATATTTGTCTGAGTGGCTCTCCGTTACTTAGCCTTTGACAGATCTCATCTGCTAGTTCAGGGGTGTATTTTGAGGGGCGACCAGTCTTTTTCTTTTGCGGGGCGGTTGCGTTATCCATATTATTCCAATGTCGAACCTTGATGAGTACTATTGTATATCAGGCGTTCTGGATTCGTCTATCCATGCGCCTTATGGTGGCTTTGTGCTGATCGTTCTCTAGCTTCAGCGCCCTTACCTGGTTGTCCAAGTACTTCATCCTTGCCGCTACGTAGTCCAAATAGTCGTTCATCTGTTGGAAGTCGGATTCAGTCTTTGTCGTCTCGTCCATTAACTTCTTTGGCGTTGTTGTTTTCTTTGTTGCCATCATTAACTCCTAGTTATGGTTGTTGGTTCTAACCTCCACGGGGCTTGCACCCGAAAGCTAACTGTAGGCTAGAGACTGTGGAATCGCACCACGAGCTAATCGTCTTTCGACACCAACAAGAATGAGGACTAGATCATTGTCACCTTGTGCACAGGCTCCTCCCCAATCCTCATACTTGTTGTCAGGCACTTGTGCGCCTGCTCCTTATCCCAACTGTGTCCACAGTCTGTACATCTGTAGATCACGCCCTCCGTTACTTTAGTTACCCCCCGCTCTAAGTGTCTGCCGAGGAACGTCCTGATTTTCTCTACGGGCATACAATTCTCTGTAAGTAATAATAGCTAAGTTCCAAAGAGCTACCCCGACCAACATACCAAACACAAATACCCAAACTTCAGTCATAGTCGTATCCAGTGATAGCGCAGAGAATGAAGTCCACGATGATTAGTATTGCCATGATGGGCAGTACTGTGAGGGCTAGATTAAATAGAAAGTCACGCATCAAGTGTCTCCTTGAGGTTATCTACCAACTGTTGATTTGCCACCCAGTACAGGACTGGTTGCATTGCGTTTGGCATATAGAATTTTACCACGACTGAGTCATCTTCGAGCAGATTTTGAAAGCCTTTGCCCCTTCTTCCGTCTCAAATATCCCGCCAATCATTGCTATTTCCTTCATGTGTTTTTCCTTTTAAGTTTTAACTGATTAGTTACTCGCCCAGTGGGCACTTGCTCAACATCAAAGATATCCGCCTCAATCGCTAGATAGAATAACTTTGGCGCAGAATATTCCTCTGCAAACCAACGCCGAATGGTACGAGCATCAACGCCGATAAACCGCCCAACCTCGCGTTGGCTAATCCCTTTGTCTTCAAAGTATTTACGAACGTCATCAATGGTCATGCGCTTTGCTCCAACTGTTTGTTAATCCACTCATCCAATTTCTCATGCAACCAGTCAATATTGCGCTGACCAATAGATTTGTTGTTTTCAGTCATCAATGAATCTGTTAAGGTTTGCTTAATAGCACCACCTGCGCTGAACTTGATAAATTTATCTTCCTGATCTATTGCTACACCGATTACATCGCCCTTAATGTCTGATATACCATACCTCACCAATAAAATTTCATTCATTTTCGCTCTCCATAACATCAATAATTAACTGTTGCTTTACTAATTCCAAACAACCGATTGCGGTTGCTGTGTAAAGCGCTTCATCGTACTTGTGGATTAGTTCTAGCATTTCTTCAACAAGACTATCCGCTAATTTGCCTTGACTAAAGTTCATGTGTTTCGCTCCTTAGTTGCACATTTTACTTTTCCCCACATAATCGCAGGTAGCCATTTGATATGGCGTTCTGTAGGAAAAAATATTTTTAAAATATAACGATATTCAAATAATTTGATGCTAAGTCTCATGTGTTCTTCTCCTTTAATATTTTTTCTGCCCACTCCGCAATTCGATGTGGGTCATTTGCTAATAATGGGTTGAAGTCGTTCCAGTCAGCACCATTCAACCCTACCCATTCTCTCCTCAATAAATTCTGAACATCGTTGCACATAACTTTTACTGAGTTGTAACCTTCGGCATCGCCACGGTCAGCGAGTTCATAAGCTTCTTGCATTATTCTGATTCTTATTGGTTCAAAATCTTTGTTATTCATGTGTTCTTCTCCTTCAGTTTAGCTTCTATCTCTAAAGCAAAAGATAACAACCTAGGGTTATAAGAATAATATTTGCTCATCATTTCTTTTATTTCCTCATCCGTCAGTCCTACCCATGTGCGTTGTGGTGCAACATAATTTGGCCCCGCCATGTGTTCATGGAACTGTTCCCACGCCACAGGCTCATCTTTTTCTGTCTTCATTCTGCCTCCTAAATAGTTCCATGCAATATACGTTTACGACACTCAGCCCTGACCTCTAACGGTACGTCAGGTGTAATCTCAGCCCAGTCACAGCGGTAAATCACCGTCC